GTAGGTATGCATTAATTAATGATAAGATATTTAATATAGGTAAAGATGGTTGGCCTATTGGTAGTTACATGATACCCATAGGACTAAAAATGGGATTATCAACAGGCTGTGAAGTTAATGACTCTCTAGATTTACCTGGTAAGATTATGGGTCTACAATCATATGGTAGAGTTATAGAAAAATATAGTAAATTATTTGGCATTGATTTATTAAATTATCCATTATCTATTTTTGAGGGTGAAGCAGTATTTCAAAATAAAGACTGGTTAGATTTTGTAGCATCAGCACATAATACACTTGTTAATTATATGATAAAGTTATTTGAAGATAACTTTGATAAAAGTAAACCGATAGGTTATACAGGCGGTGTTGCTTTAAATGTAGTAATTAATCAAAGATTAAAACAAGAGGGTTTTGATATTAAGATACCACCTCATTGTGGCGATGAAGGCTTATCAATAGGTGCTTTAGCATATCTAGGTAAGAAATATGATTTTGAAGTTAAGTTTGATAACTTTCCTTTTTGTCAAAGTGATGAACCATCTTGGGGTACTGCTGATAGCCAAACTATTAAAAGAACTGCTGAGGATCTTGCAAACGGTAAAGTTGTTCTATGGTATAATGGTCATGGTGAGGTAGGACCTAGAGCGTTAGGTAATCGTTCTATACTTATGGACCCAACAATCAAAAATGGTAAACAAAAGATAAATGCAGTTAAGAGACGAGAACCTTGGAGGCCTTTTGGTGCTAGTGTGAAACAAGATCAAGCACATAGATTTTTTGAAATGACTGATAGTCCTTTTATGATGTACAATAGTCAAGTTAAGTATTCAGGTATACCTGCGGTGACACATAGAGACGGTACTTGCAGACATAATACGGTAACACCAGAAATGAATCCTGTATATTATGAATTACTAGATGAGTTTGAAAAACTAACAGGCATACCTGTATTACTCAATACTTCAGCAAACTTACAAGGTGAAGCAATATGTGGCACTAGAGAACAAGCAATAAAACTATTTCAAGAAGCAGAAGGTATCAATAAAATGGTTGTAGGTAGTAAAACATGGACAAGATGAACTATTTGATTGTATGTCCTGTTAGGTGTGGCTCAAGTTGGTTAAACCATGTTCTAGAAACACACTATAATTTATATAATGTAGGTGAAAAGTTATGTAAGATTGCACCTGGTGTTATGGAAGAAGGTATGCAAAAAGACCTTATGGGTATGCAAAATAAAAAAGGTTTACAATACATGGGTGATCAATTTTATAAAGTTATAAAAGAATCATCAAAAGAGTATAGAGAAAATTTATCAAAACTTCATAATTTAGATAGAGAGATAAGGTCATTATCTAGAGAAGATCAAATAAAACATTGTGTAGATAACGGCCCTTTTGTTGCTAAATTTACCTGCTGGGATTTATATGAAGATGATCAACACGGTTACGGTGTAGGATTTAATTATAAAGAATTATTAGAAAAATGGGCACCACTAACTACAATATTTTTATATAGAAAAAACTTTGTAGAACATTTTTTATCTTTCTTAGCGTATCATCAAACAGGTATTGGTAATGCGAGTAGCCAGTTTATGCAATATAAAAGACCAAATCTTAAATATGATGATTACTATATTAACTATCATAAACTACATATGGAGATTATGTTGAAGTGTTATAGAGAACATAAGTTTGATCATACTGTGGCATATGAGGATTTATTTAATATGAAAGAATTGTGTGGTATACCATTAAAACAATATGAAGGACAGTTTACTTTTAAACTTAATAAATATACTAGAGAAGAAAAGGATGAGGTAATCAGAAGAACTGGTTATAGTGAAAATTATGAATTACATTGATTTAATAAAAGAACAAGAAAAAAATGATGGCTGGTTTTTACGATTTTGTAAGAACTGGTTATTCATTCACGAAGTTAATGCCATGCCAGCAGTCGAAGGTAGTAATGGCAAATTTTTCTACATACTCAGAATATTCCCATTTGGTTGGATACCAATTCTAAATCATTTGGTAATAAACATAATGTATAATGACTATACCGATTTCCATAATCACCCATGGAGGATGCACACATTTATCGTTTACGGCGGTTATAAAGAAATCATAGTCAATAGACACACAGGCGAAAAGACTATCAAAAACAGGCGGCCTGGGTCGTTTAGTAGTGATACTAAATTAGATGACTTTCATAAGATAGAATTATACAAAGACAAAGCGGTATCTATTATGTTTAAAGGTTTCTCTTATTTGGATAAGAAGTCTAGACAGAGAAGTTTTGAGTTTATGTTACCAGATGGTACCATTATGCCAAGTTATAAGTATTGGGCAAAGAAAGGTTGCACTAGACAGCAACAATTAGATGGTGTTAAAGTTTGGTATCCTAGAAAGTGGATAGTACCTAAGATAGTAAGACGCTGGTTTGATTATTATAACGGGAAGTAGGGATCATTAATCTTATATATATGGGTGTCGTTCCCTCAGAATAGGGCTAAGCCTTTGGTCCTTGTATCTTTGTATTACCCTCAGTATCATATAGCACAGACTGTTCGTTTTGTTTTTCTTTTTTGCCACAGAAAAACCAGCACAGATTAGGTGCCTGTTGAGGTTTATTAATTAATATATTTGCAAAGTTTTTCCACTCGTCTGAATTTGTAATATCTTCTATTTTTTCAACATTTTTTATATTCAGTTTTTCTTTTTTTAATTCTGCAAAATCATTATTTTCTTCTTCAATAGTCCAACAACAAGGCATAAGATAGCCTTCAGAACTAAACCCATATGCCTTTATATTAAAATCTTTATTGTATGGTACTACACATTTAGGTAATAAGTCCTTAGGGTTTTTAGGACCCGTAAACATTATTTTATCAGATATTGCTGGGAATATTTTCTTAGACATTAGTACAAGATATATTACTAGCGATTGATCGCCTCTCACCTTTACCTTCAAATGGGTAAACTAAGTGATTTATATGTAGTGGAAACAACACTAACTTTCCTACTACTGGTTGCACTAAACTTGTTCCTGAAAATTTAAATCTTTCTATCTCGTCTATTGATGTTGTCGGATCAGTCATAAAACATAAGTGACCATCCGTAATGCCATTTAAACCAAAATCTCTTATCAATCCTTTTGTCTCGTATAATTTTTTATCTGGACTAATTGCTTCTAATTGTTCAGGCACTTTTGTCCATAATACGGTAGCAAATCCAGGTACGCTACCTGGCACATTATGAGAATGAATAGGATTATAGTCACCTTCATATTGATGAACTGACCATATATCCTCAGTCTTTATCATTTTGTTAGAATAATTATTTTGTGATATAATAGAAAACTCTTGAATATACTTTTTTGATAATTCGTGTGTTAAGTTTGTATATTCTTGTATGATGGATTCTTTTTGATCTAGATAAACTTGAAATCCTTTTTTAATAACACCTGCAAGTGTTGGGGCTGCATTATGTTCAAACTTATATTTTTTATCTTCAGAAACTTTATCTAATAATTCATTTAATCTAATAACCATATCCTCAGGAATCATGGTTTCTAGAATTAATGCTTTAGGTATAATTTCTTTTTTGTATTCTAAATACATCTTATCTGAATGGTGGGCCGTTAAACCAGGCAACAGCACTCAATCGTGTGCCTTTTGTAACGGGTTCTACTTTGTGTCTAATGAAAGATGGAAAAACTAATACTGCACCTCGTTCTCTAAATCTCTCATTTGTCCATGTTTGTAATTCGCTTGTTTGACTATGTTTAGGTAAGTCTGTAAAGTACATATTGCCACCTTCATAATCTTCACTATTTGATAGTTGTATAGATACACTTATTTTTCTGCACATGCCAACCATAGAATGATCAGGTGTTTCATTAATAGCATATTCTTTTTTATTAGGTGTTAAAACTTTACTGGCAAAATGATCAGAGTCGCCATCTATATGCCAATCGTAATGTTGATTTAGACCATATTTTGTAAATTGTATATTCTCTATTTGTCTTACATCAAAGCGCCAACCCGCTTCTTCATTTGCTTTATTAACAAATGGCCTTACACATTCATAGATATCCTCACCGTGTAACCAAGATATACGACTTGCTCTAACTTTATCATCACTTGAATATGTTTGATTTTCGTTTTGGTGGGTTGCAATTTGTTCCTGTGCTTCAAGACCTCGCCTAACCAAAAAATCACAGCGCTCTTTTGAGAGGCCGTGTTCGCCTGAGAATACCCAGCATATATTTCTTAACATAATTAATACTCACTTATTTTATATAAAAATTTACCCATTTTGCTAGAATAGATATTTCGCATTAATATATATAACGGATAAAATAAAGGTATGTGTATGACTCTTTTACCTCTTACCAGTAACATTTCGCCAAATAGTCTACCATGTATATGGCAAAATCCTACACAACCTTTGATCATTAGCTCAGTATAATATAAACAAGCACTACCGGTAAGGTAAGTAAAACTATTTCCATTTTTTTATACTTTCTGACATTCTATTTAATTCTATTGAAATTTTATCAACATGGTATTTCATTTTACCTAAAATGTATAATGAATAAATGCACATAAAAATTACAAAAAGATAAAGTGTAATTGCAATAACATCCATTATGATAACAGCCCTTCAGTTGCAAATTCAGAATAGATACTTTGTTCATTATCGAAATCCATATCCATAACATCTTCGATTGTTAGATTAATCGAATTAGCAACTCTTTCTATTTTATCGCCGATTAGGTTTTCATCACCCATGTAAGCGCCAGCAAGAACAGCATTATATTCTGCCTTTAGATTTTTTAACTCAGTCATTGTTGACTGAATATCGTTATTTACATCAAAATTTTTCATTATATTGTCCTCCTTAATGATTGATTACGATTAAATTTTGTAATTTTCTGATTACGCCGTCTAGGTCAATATCATAATAATAGTCATATTGATCTTTTTTTAATTGTTTAGCATAATCTAGTTTAGCAAAGATATCTTTACACTCTTTGAATTCTCTGAAAACTTGATATTTTGTTTTATATTCAAAATTATTCATTTTTAGTCCTTTTGTTTAGTTAATATACGATAATTATACACTAGGGAAACTGCGAAAACAAGCGAAAAATGGCATATTTTTTGAGGGAAACGCTATTTTCTTTCGTTTAAAATCAATAACTTAGAAAAAACGCAGAAAACTGCGAAAAATCAAGAAAATGACGGAAAAATGCGAAAAAAATACATCTTGGCAGGTCTTATAAATAGTGGATATGACGGATCCTTGTTATGATGGTGTGAAATTGTACGAATCACACAATTTTGTATGGAATTTAGTGTTGGATAGACACGAATATATCGTGGATATTGTAAATCCTAGTATTTTGATTAGAAGATCCGTAAAAGTAACAATAGAAGGTACAACCTTCGGCACAAGGAGATAAAAATGAATGAAGTTTTAAAATTTTTTAGAGATGGATTAGAAGTTTTCTGGCCAAAATCAGAAAAAGCACCTAAAAAGAAGAAAAAAACAACTAAGAAAAAGAAAAAGTAATTATGGCAAAAGTATCGAAACACTTTGGCGTTAATTCAGGACATACTCCAACAATAAAAGGCACTTCTCAAGGTAGAAAACCTATTACGAGTACAATGAATAAGTCAAAAAGAAGATCATACAAGGCATATAGAGGCCAAGGTAGGTGAAAGGTCAATTTATCGTAAAGATAGGTACAGATTTATTAGAGTTTTCTGATTATAATGATATTCCTGATTTTTTTGATAATGTGATAGTCTTTAAACCTGAATACCCAGAACCTCCTCATAGTGAAGAAGAACACGAACTAATTGCAACTTTTGATGATAAGTTAAAGCGATTAATGAAACGGGAGAAAAAATAATGCCGGCAGTAACAAGAATAGGAGACGCTGATGTTGCACACTGCTCTGGTATGACTAGAGCTCAGGGTTCACCAAATGTATTCTGTAATGGGATTGCTGTATCTAGGCAAAGTGATAATAATACATCACACCTATTACCTGGGACTCCATGTCCTTCACACTCAGCACCTATTGCTTCAGGTTCATCTACGGTGAAAGTAAATAATCTAGGTTGTGGTAGAGTAGGTGATGGCATATCAGGTTGCACCTCTGTGGCTGCAGGTTCCTCTAATGTATTTGCAGGAGGTTAAAAATGGCTAATGATTGGACAGTACAGGATAATGATAACTTTGTAAATATCAAAAGTGGTCAAACAATAAATCTAGATTTACCTATTAAAACAGAAAATTCAACTAATGATTTAGAGTTATTTTTAAATACTCATAGAACAGGATCTAGCACTATCTTTGTTGATATGGATAATACACTTGCAGGTTTTAATATTAAACTTGCTCAGTTATATGGTGTTGATAATCTTTTAGATGCTGATACTACTACGACCTCTATTACACAACAAATATCAAATAATACACCTGGGTTCTTTGCAGGTTTATCTGTGCTACCTCAGGTATTTTTAGATAGTGGTAAAGGCGTATTAGATTTAGTAAAGTCAATACACGGTAGTTACTCTATATTAACAACTGAAGCAGGGTCGACTGGTAATAGTGAAAAAACATCTTGGGTTAGTTCTAACTTATCATCATTTGCACCCACAGGTAGTATTAACTTTGCTCAAAATTTTAACAAGGGCACTTTTGGGGGATCAGGCAAAATATTAATTGATGATAGTCCTACTTATGTCTCACAATTTAAGGCTGCAGGTGGTCAGGCATTTAGATATATCTATACTGAATTAGTATCAGGTAGTTTGCCTGATGGATTAAGTCTAGTTAATAATAGAATTGAAGGAACTGCACCCACGGTTACGACTGATACAACTTTCACATTCACTATTAGACTTCACAATTATGCAGGATACTATGATAGAATATTAAAAATGTCCGTAGTTGCCAATATAAATAGAAGTATGGCATATAATTATACCAGCTCTACGGGGACTAAGAGAAATACTAAAGTATGGAAAGATTTGAATTTAAATTTTACGAGACACCCTACAACAAAAGATATTGTAAAACTTGAAGGTGTAAATGCTGTAAAAAGAAGTGTAAGAAATCTCATTAACTTAAATCATTATGAGAAACCTTTTCACCCAGAAATAGGATCAAATGTAAGAGATATTTTATTTGAACCTATGACACCACTTACTGAAGTCTTTTTGGCTAAGAAGATTGAAGAAGTTTTAATAAATCACGAACCAAGAGTAAGGTTGGTGAGAGTAAATGTTAATTCTAATCCAGATCAAAATAGATATAGAGTCTGGATTGAATTTTATGTTGTTAATCATCCTGAACCGGTTACGGTTGAAACATTTTTAGAGAGACTAAGATAATATGGCTACAACAACTAGTGCTAACGAAACAAAAAAATTACAGGTCACAGAGTTAGACTTTGACCAAATCAAAACTAATCTTAAAAACTTTTTAAGAAATCAAGCAGAGTTTGCTGATTTTGATTTTGAAGGTTCTGGCATGTCAGTTCTTCTTGATCTACTAGCATACAATACACACTATTTAGGATTTAATGCTAATATGTTAGCAAATGAAATGTTCCTTGATAGTGCAGCTTTAAGATCAAGTGTAGTATCTTTGTCTAAAATGTTAGGATATACTCCTGCTTCAGCGATTGCACCTTCAGCTGATATTACAATAGTTTTAGCAAATGCATCAGGTGCTTCGGTTACAATGCCTGCAGGAACAAAATTCACAACAACTGTTGGCGACACACAATACACTTATGTTACAAATTCTGATAAAACAATAACACCACAGGATGGTGTCTACACATTTTCAAACTGCAAAATATTTGAAGGCACTAGAGTAACTTTTCAATACACGGCAGATAGTAGCAACGAAGATCAAAGATTTATAGTACCCAATTCTAATGCTGATATGACTACACTAAAAGTTGAAGTACAAAACTCATCCTCAGATACAAGGACTTTTACATATTCAAAAGTTTCATCACTAACAGGCGTAGCACCAGATGGTAGAGTTTATTTTACCCAAGAAGTTGAAGATGGAAAATTTGAAGTATTTTTTGGTGATGGTGCTGTAGGTAAAAAAATACAAGATGGTAATATAGTTAAATTAACTTACATAGTAACCAATAAAACAGCTTCAAATGGTGCAAATAGTTTTTCACTATCAGGCACTATCGCAGGATTTTCTGCTCAATCAATTACAGTTAATAGTAAATCTACTGGCGGTTCAGAGGCAGAAAGTATTGCTTCTGTAAAATTAAATGCACCTTTACAATATGGTGCTCAAGATAGGGCAGTAACAGCTGCAGATTATAAAACATTAGTAAAACAAATATATCCTGCGGCAAATGCTATTCAAGTATGGGGTGGTGAAGATAACTCAACACCTCAATATGGTAAAGTTTTCATATCAGTTAAATTAGCAGATGGTTCTAATTTAACTTCAGTAGATAAAACAGATATTGAAACACAATTAGGTCAATATGCTGTTGCTTCAGTTAGACCAACTTTAGTAGATCCTGAAACTACATTTATTGTTTTAGGTGTTAATTTTAAATTTAATAGTAATTTAACAACTAAAGACGCCACAACTTTAGCAAGTGAAGTTAATACAACACTATCAAACTATTCAACTGATTCTTTAAATAATTTTGTTGGAGTGTTTAGACATAGTGTAATAGGCGGATTAATAGACAATACAGATCCTGCAATAGTTAGTAATATAACAACTGTTAAAATTTATCAAAAATTTACACCACTTGTTTCTTCTACTGCAAATCAAAAATATACAATATTATTTAATAATGCTATTTACAATCCACATAGTGGCCATAACTCTGCTATGGGTGGCGTTGTTTCAACAACAGGATTTAAATTAAACAATGATAATACAGTTGAATACTTTTTTAATGATGATGGTGCTGGTAATATTAGATTATATCACTTAGATGGCGGACAAATAGTTTATGATGATAATAACTTTGGCACAGTAAATTATGATACAGGCGAAATAGTAATATCATCAGCAAGAATAACTGCTGTCTCAGATGTAGACGGTGCTGTTTCGACTCAAATTAGAGTTACAGTAATACCAAGATCAAATGATGTTGCACCTGTAAGAGGTCAAGTTTTAAATATTGATACAGCAAACTCAACAATACAAGGTACAGTTGATACAATAGAGAGCGGATCAACTTCTTCTGGTGTAGGATATTCAACTTCAACTAGTTATTCAACTTCCACTGGTGGTACTAGTGGTACATACTAATATGGATGTTAAATGTCTGAGAGTTATTTTACACTAAAAGAAAAAGTATCGTCCTTAGTAGGCCAACAGGCACCTGATTTTGTAAAATCAGATCATTCAGGATTTACAGATTTTCTTGAAACATATTTTGTATTTTTAGAAGCAGCTGAACTTCAACTTACAGATATTTCTGAGCAAGATGAAATATTATTAGAGTCTGATAATGTTGCTTCAATACAAAAATTAGTTTATGAAGATGCCACAGATGAGGTTGGCGATACAATCATACTAGAAGAAAATAGTTTTTTATCAGCATTTAGAAATGGCGAAACAGTTACAGGTTCTACTACTGGTGCTCAAGCAACTATACTAAGTACAAACATATCAAATAAAAAATTATTCATATCTGCACAATCTAGATTTAAAACTGGTGAAACAATTACAGGCAGTGCCTCAGGTGCAACAGCAACAGTAGGTAAATATAGAGCAAATCCTATACAAAATATTCAACAACTATTAAACTATACAGACGCTGATAAAACCATTTCTGACTTTTTAGGTGAAATGAGAAAATCTTTTATGTCAGGTATTACTGATAATTTAGCTGATTTAACAGATAAGAGAAAAACAGTAAAAAATATAAAAGACTTATATAAGGCGAAAGGAACTAAAAAAGCAAATGAATTGTTTTTTAGATTACTACTAAATGAGGAGGCAGATGTTTATTATCCTAATAGAGATTTATTAAAACCTTCAAATGGTGATTGGCAAACTAGAACAATTTTAAGAGTAACACAAACAGCAGGGTCATTACTTAATTTAAAAGGTCAAACAATCACAATGACAACCTCAAGTTCTACAGCATCAGCAAGATGTATAGATGTTACTAAATTTATTTTATCAGGAACAGATGTATTTGAATTAGAGTTAGATAAAAATTCGATAGATGGTACTTTTGTAAATAATGAAAATATCATAGGTATTGATAGCACAGATTCCACTCTAACTGCAAAAGGCGTTATTAAAACAATCATAGGTGGATTTACTATAACAAATGATGGATCTTTATATAATGTAAATGATACAATAACTATATCAGGCGGCGGTGGAACAGATGCAGCTGCCCGTGTTGAGGCAGTAGGAACAGGCCCATTAACAGATATAATTATTTCAGCGGGCGGTACAGGTTATGCTGTAGGTGACTCAGTTAGTTTTAGTACAACAAATTCTGGAGGCAATACACCTGAGGCTGTAGTATCAGTAGTAAATGGTGGGTTTGCACCTGAGACAGGTAGTGTCTCAGCATATAGTATGGCTACCGATGATCATATTGTTTTAGAAGATAATACACAATTTCTAGATCACTATGCCGGTAATAAAATTGTACAAGAGGCAGGTACAAGTGCAACAAAAGATATTACAGATATAAGAATTGTTAGAACAGGAACAGGATATAGTAAACCGCCAACAGGCACGGTAACAAGTAGTGGTGGTTCAGGTGCTTCAGTAATTGCATACGGCGATGAAATAGGAAGAATTATTGAAACACGATTAATAGATCCAGGCGTAAACTACACAGGTACACCTACAATAAAAGTGCCTATTAATATGGTAAATAGTGCCTTATCAGGAAATGTTACCGTTGGTGAAACTTTTACAGGTGGTACATCAAGTGCTGAAGGAACAGTTACAGGATTTTCAAATAGTATAGTTTCTTTTACTGCAACATCAGGAACTCCTGTTGTTGGCGAAACAATTACATATTCAAGCGGCACAACTGGTGTTGTTAAAAAGATAGATCCAGCAACTTTAACTGCAACAACCGGCACAGTTGTTGAAACATCAGGAAAGTTTATTAGTCAAAACGGGTTTAGTTCTGAAAAAGCAAAAAGAATACAAGACAGTTTTTATTATCAAGATTATTCTTATGTTATTAAGGTTGGCGAAACAATCGCAAACTGGAGAGATTATATCAAGAAGGCAATACACCCATCAGGATTTGCTGTTAGTGGTGAGGTTAGAATACAAAATAGAGTAAGTGGTCAAATATCAGTTCCTGTTGAGGGCGTAATATCTGGTCTTTCACAATCTCCATTGTTCTTTACTCTAGAACAATTATTCTCTACTGTATTTGGTCGTAGACTAGGAACAGAAACAGACGGCACAACATTAAGAAGTAATCCTGAAAGTGATGTAGAAGCAGCCGATATAGACACAGCATTGGCTTCAACAACAAGAGATATCACATTAAAACAGAGAATAACAGTTAAAGTTGTAGGAGATGGCGCAGATTTAGATTTCAATGTCGGCGGCACAGAACAAACGATAGGATTTGCATATGCAGGTCCTAAAGCTAAAACTGCATTTTTTAATGCCACTAGTGTATTTGGCGGAATTTATAATCAAAAATCAGGGAACTTGCCTGAGTCAAGTTTAGCATTTACACAATCAGGTGTTCCTGTTTCTCAGATAGGAACTGCAACTACAGTAAATAATCGTGCATTAACGATAGCAGAATTACAAAATGTATTTGAAAAGGTAACAAATGCGAGTATTACAGATGCAACAAAAGATACTAGTCCTTTTACTAAGTGGAATATTGCAATACCTGCCTATGTTGCACCTACTGGTCTAGGATTTGATACGACTACCACTTCTTTTGATGATACCACAATAACTTTTGATAAGGCATAAAAACAATTATAAATAGTAAAAAGAGAGAGAAAAATGGCAAAACAATCAATTAATTTAGGATCAAGCGCAAATGATGGCACAGGTACCACACTTCGTGCTGGTGGTGATTTAGTTAATGATAACTTTGATGAAATATATTCTGCTATAGGAACAGGAAGTGCTTTATCAATTACAGTTTCAGGTGCATCTAATGGACAGGCACTAGTTTATAGTTCTTCAAATGCAAGATTTGAACCTGCGACTCAATCTGGTGGTCTTTCAGATATTGTTAGTGATACTTCACCTCAACTCGGAGGAGATTTAGATGTAAATAGTAATGGTATTATATCTGCAAGTAATGGTAATATTCCTATTACTCCTAACGGATCAGGTAAAATTATACTTGATGGTGTAGATTGGCCAACTAGTGGGGGAACAAACGGATACTTTTTACAGACTAATGGTTCAGATGCAGCTTCTTGGGCAAGTGCCTTAACAGATATTGTTGCTGACGCTTCACCCCAACTTGGAGGTAATTTAGATGTTCAAGCTAATGAAATTACTACCTCCACTTCTAATGGAAATATAAAATTAAATCCTAATGGTACAGGTGTTGTTGAGGTAAAAGGTGATGGCTCTTCAGCAGATGGTACAGTACAATTAAACTGTTCTCAAAACTCTCACGGTATTAAACTTGCGTCACCACCTCATAGTGCAGGTCAGTCATATACACTTACATTCCCACAAACTGCACCAGTCGCTAATAAACTTTTACAAACTGATGGTTCTGGTAATCTATCATTCTCATCAGACTTAACTATTGATTCATTAACAATGTCAGGTAGTGGTAATGTTACCTTTACAGCTGCAACAACATTGGCACTTAATGCTAATACAGGCGGTACGATTGTTGTTAATGATGGTTCTAATAATGCTGACTTTAGAGTAGAATCCGATGGTAATGCAAATATGATATTTGTTGATGCTGGTAATGATAAAGTAGGTATTGGTATGAATAACCCTGCGAGTACATTAGATGTAACCGGTAATGTTAAAATTAGTGGTGCTAATGAATTACTATTAGGTAGTATGACCACTACTCAAAGAAATGCTCTAACGGCTGCAAATGGTATGATTATTTACAATTCAACTGATAACAAGTTTCAAGGTTACGAGAACGGCGGCTGGGCAAACTTAATTTAATAGGCAATTTATGGCGGAGAAAGAGTATATAGTCACCCTCAAAAAAGGGGTTGACGCTGATCAGTTTAATTCAGAGATGACTGCCAGTTCTGGCACAGGTAAAATTCCTAATCGTACAGTAGATGTCGCAAATGCAAGACCTAAATCAATTAGAAACACACACTATGGTTTAGAAGAATCTGAAGCACAGGATCTTAAAAATGATCCTAGAGTAGAAGATGTCGAAGTCCCACCAGATAAAATTCCTAACGCTGTGATAGGCCATGATGCTACAAGATCAGGTACATATAATAAAACAACTAGTAGCACAGGCACATTTCAAAATTGGGGATTAATAAGGTGTCAAAATGAGACAAATAATTACGGCACAGGAACAACAACAAGTGATAATTATAATTTTACAGCAGATGGCACTGGTGTAGATTTCATAGTTCAAGATAGTGGTATTCAAACAGATCATCCTGAGTTTCAAGACTCAAGTGGTTCTAATAGATGGTCAACTGTGGACTGGTATACTGCTTCAGGCGTTTCAGGAACTCAAAATGCAAATCACGATAGAGACTATGATGGTCACGGCACTCATTGTGCTGGTATCGCTGTTGGTAAAACTTTTGGTCACGCTCAAGGGGCAAAGATATATGCACAAAAACTTTCAGGTTTAGAAGGAACAGGAGATAGTGGTACAGGTATTGCTATTGCTGATGCTTTTGATTGTATAAAAGGTTGGCATAATGCTAAGTCAGGTGCAAATGCAGGAAGACCAACAGTCGTAAATATGTCTTGGGGATATAATACAACTCATAATGATTTACCTTCAGCGTTAAATTATCAAGGTACTGCTAAATCAGGAACTGATATAGATACACTGGCTGAATTAAGAACATTTAAGTTTCAGGCATTTCCAGGTTCAGCACCATATAAAACACCTTTACGAGTTGCTTCAGTTGATGCTGATTTAGATGAAATGATAGATGCAGGTATACATATTTGTCATTCTGCTGGTAATAGTTATTATACTCACGATTTAACAACAGGTTCAGATTATAATAACACTTATACAATAACTGCTGGTACAGGATATTATAATAGAGGCTCATCTCCATATTCAGTAAATGCTTTTAATGTTGGAAATATTGATAGTACTGCTTATAGTTCAACTCAAGATCAAAAAAGTGTAGATTCAGTTCACGGACCTGCGGTAGATATTTATGCCCCAGGTACTTATGTTATGAGTGCTTGTAGTACAACAAATGATAAAAGTGGTCAAAACTATTATGCTAATTCTAGTTATAAACAAGTTAATATATCAGGTACTAGTATGGCAGGCCCTCAAGTTGCAGGTGTTTTATGTTTATTACTATCTGTAAACCCGCAACTAACACCTGCAGAATTAAAAACTTTAGTTCATAGTTTATGCACAACTGATAAAATCTATGATCCTGCGGATGGCAACTTTGCAAACTGGAGAAATTTAAACCCAGGATCTACACCTAAGAGATTTTTGTTCAATCCTTATACGGGTGCGAATGTATTGACAATAACTACTTAAAAAATGTATATAAATAACTAGAAAGGATTAATGTATAACAGATTGAAAAAATCGTTATAAATAGTTTATAGGAATAAAACAATGGCAGCAATTATTACAAATAAATTTAGAATAAATAATGCGGAACAGTTCGTTGAGTCGTTCTCAGAAGCGTCTCCAACTGCGTACTATTTGTTTATAGGTAGACCACAATCGTGGTCAACTGATGTGGATGTACAAGGAAATTCAATAAATGAAGGAACTGACACTACTCCACCAACACCAAATGATGATATTTCAACTGAATATTACTCTTATGATGAATTACTAGGTGCTAAGAAAATAACAACTTCAGATATAACTAATGTAATTCAAAGAAGAACATGGGTAAGTGGTACAACTTATGATATGTATGAACATAATATAAGTTCTTCAAATGCTGCGGCAAGTGGTGCAACAAATATATTCGATTCAAACTTTTATGTAATCAACTCTGCCAATAATGTTTACAAAGTTATTGAAAATGATGGCGCTACTGCTTCAACAGTAGAACCAACTGCTACTTCAACAGCTATATTTTCTACTGCTGATGGATATAGATGGAAATTTATGTATTCACTAACAACATCTGAGGCAACTAATTTTACAACCACTGATTTTATTCCTGTTTCAACTGATTCAACTGTATCTGCAGCTGCTGTTGATGGTGCTTTAGATACGATTTTAGTGGTTGCTGGTGGTTCTGGTTATACATTAAGTTCAGGAACAACTATTACAAATATACCTATTCGTGGTGATGGTTCTGGTGGTGTTGCTTCAGTAACAATAACAGGTGGTGCTGTTTCAGCTGCAACGGTAACAACTGCAGGTACTGGTTACACATACGCATATATTCGTAGTGCAGATATTATTGCTGCTACAAATGCTGCTGGTGGTGGTTCTGGCGCTAATTTAAATGTTATTATTCCACCTAAAGGTGGTCACGGCAAAGACGCTATTAAAGAGTTAGGTGGATTCTTTGTTATGATGAATATTGATCTCTCTGGTGCTGAGGGTACTTCAGATATCTTGGCAGCAAATGACTTCAGACAAATTGGTGTAGTAAGAGACCCAACAAATTTTGGTACAACTACTGTCGCAAGTGCTACAACACTTAGAGGTGTTAATGCAATACTAATGAATTCATCTCCAACACCAGGAACTTTTGTTGTTGATGAAAAAATAACACAGGCAACAACTGGTGCTGTAGGTAAAGTAGTTAGTTGGGATTCAACAAATAGAATTTTATATTACATACAAACTAGATTCCCAGATTGCGGTGCTGATACTAATGGTAATAGAACAGCATTTAGTGGAACAAATGTAGTAACGGGTGCGACCTCAAGTGCAACTGCAACACCTATCGCTAGTTCTTCAACTGTAAATGCTGTCGTGTTTACATCTGGTTATTCAAATCCAGAAATAGAACCTGACTCAGGTGATATTATCTATCTAGAAAATAGAGCACCAATTGCAAGGGCTTCGGATCAAACGGAAAATATTAAATTAATTATAGAATTCTAAGGGAAATATAATGGCAACTATAACGGATTTTAATGTCAGCCCTTATTATGATGATTTTGCTGACAGTAATAATTACCATCGAGTATTATTTAGACCATCCTTCTCTATACAAGCAAGAGAGCTTACTCAAGCACAAACTATTTTACAAAATCAAGTAGAGAGGTTTGGTAATAATATATTTAAAGAAGGTGATATTGTTGTACCTGGTGGCGTTAAAACAACTGTTAGAGATTCTATAAAACTCACTTCATTCACAGGAACTAGTACACTATCAGACCTTAAAGGTGCGACACTAACTGGTGGTACCTCGGGTGTTGTTGCGAAAGTATTAGAAACTTCAGCAGCTGATGGTACTGATCCTAATACTCTTTTTGTTGAATATCAAAATAGTGGTTCTAATAATACTTCTACTACATTTACAGGTAGTGAAACCATATCAGGCACAGTAGATATAAGTGGTGTTAGTACGAGTGTTTCTGCTGTTGTCAATACTTTTCACCAAGGTGTTATTGCTAATATATCTCAAGGTATATTTTTTGTTAGAGGATTTTTTGTACAAACAAGTGAGCAATCATTAATATTAGAAAAATATGATTTTAATGCTACTTATAGAGTTGGTCTTACTATAGAGGAAAAAATTGATACACCTACTGAAAACGCTAGTCTAAATGATAATGCGGCTGGTTCTTCAAATGAAAATGCACCCGGTGCTCATAGATTAAAATTTGAATTAACATTAGCAAAGAAAGCAATAGATGCAACTGATGATATAAATTTCATAGAGTTGACAAGAGTAATAAATGGCGTAACTATTTTTCAAAAAGATCAAACTGATTATAATATTTTATCTGATACACTTGCAAGAAGAACCTTTGATGAGTCTGGTGATTATACAATTAGAGATTTCGATTTAGATATAAGAGAAAGTGTTTTATCTGGCAATAATAGAGGTATTTATTCAGATGGCGGTACTACTAATCAAGGCGGTACAGCCTCAACAACTAAATTAGCTGCTCTTCTAACACCTGGTAAAGCATATGTTAAAGGTTACGAGATAGAAAAAACAAGTCAGAATATTGTTGATGTTGAGAAAGCAAGAGAGTTTAAAGATGTAAATGCTAATGTTACTCAATTCACTCTAGGCAATTTTGTTCATGTAACAAATATGTTTAATATTCCTGATTTAGGAAAAGGTAATGGTTCAGGTGCAGGTGATATTAAACCTTATGCAAATATAAAACTATTCGATACAGCAACAAGTTCTAGAGGAACTTCGATTGCAAATACAAATGCTGATATAAAAGAAATCGGTCGTGCTAAATGTAGAGGCATCGAAAATGTAGAAGGTACTGCAAGTGCGGGTATATATCCTACTAGTTCAGTACATAAGGCATTTTTATTTGATATAGAAATGTTTACACATATTGAAGTAGATGGCACAATTAGTAATGCTTCTGGATTTACAACTGGTGAATTTGTAACCGGTGGTACTACTGGTGCTTCTGGTGTTGTAGAAAGTATATCAAGTGAAAATAGTGCAACTATAACTGGTGCTTCAACTGCTACTCCTGTTGTGGTTACTTGCTCAGGCGGCCATAACTTCAAAGAAGGTCAAGTGGTTACGATTGCAGGTGTTTCTGGTATGACTGATATTAACGGCAACTTTACAGTTAAAAATCCTACTGCTACAACTTTTGAGGTATTTTCAGATGCAAGTTCAGGCGGTACACCTACCGCTGTAGGTTCTTCACAAACATATTCTGGTTCAGGTGCAACTGTAAAGCACGATGTAGTAGTTTTATCTAATACTCAAGGAGAGTTTTCAGAGAATGAGGTAATAACTGGTGCAACTTCAGGATTTACTGCAAGAATTCAATTTAGTGCTTTTGGTAGAAAAGGTATTAACATAAGAAAATTCTTTGAAACTAGACAACTGTTTAGTGATGTTACCGATATTGATTTCACTGCTGATACTACGATTGATTCAACTTATGGTGAAGTTACAACTTTAACTGGTAGCATATCAGTCGCAAATAGTGGTACTGCTGTATCTGGTTTTGGTACAAGTTTTACTACTGAATTAGTTATTGGTGATACAATAGAATTTATAGATGACGCTGGTTCAACTACAACAAAAATTGTAGAAAGTATTGAAAGTAATACTAAGTTAGAAATAACGACTGCTGTTGGCGGTTCGGGTGTTGCAACTAAAACAGTTGCAAATAGAAAAAGAGCAAAAAGACAAGAGGCAAACCTTAATAGTGCAATATTTAAATTACCCTACACTCCTGTCAAAACTCTAAAAACAACTAATAATAGTAATGTTACAGATACCTCATTTACAGTTAGAAGAACCTTTGTAGAAACACTATCATCAACAGGTGGTGCGACTTTAAATGCGGCCTCTGGTGAAACTTTCCTTGCGAATAGTAATACAGATTATATTATGACTATTATGTCAACAGGTTCTGGTGGTTCAGGTGCTGTAGGAGATGTAATTACACCTACAATATCAGGTACTGGAACACAATCTTTAACTATCAATCAAGGTTCTGGTTACAATGGTCATAAAGTTAAAATTGTTGCAACTATAACAAGAACAACTGCAGGTTCTAAATCAAAAACTAAAAATACAGGACAAACTGTACAGATTTCAACTCAAGCAGAAGCTCAGGCAGACACTATAAATTTAGGTAAAGCTGATGTCTATGAATTAACTAGTGTTCATATGGCAGCAGATTTTAGTACAAATGCAACAACTGGTGATACAGATGTTACCGATAGATTTACATTAGATACCGGACAAAGAGATAACTTCTATGATGTAGGTAGACTAGTTAAAAAAGTTAATTCAATCGCTGTTACTGGTAGACTATTAGTAACATTTGCTTTTTATTCTCATGGTGCTGGTGATTATTTTGATGTTGATAGTTATCCTACTGATCAATATGAAACTATTCCAGAATATACTTCAGATACTACTGGAGAAGAATTCCAGTTAAGAGATTGTTTAGACTTTAGACCTAGAGTAGATGATGCCTCAACTATTGAATCTGGTGGTCCTGATAGAGAATTTGATGGTACAGGTGCTTCAACTACAGATACACCTAAATTTAATAGTTTAATATTTACAGATTTAGAATATTATCTACCTAGAATAGATAAATTATTTTTAAGTAAGACAGGTGAATTTGTTGTCAAGAAAGGTGCGGCTGCTTTAAATCCTGTGGCACCTGAAGATTTAGAAGATGCCATGCATATATTCACACTAGGTATCGCACCATATACTTTTAATCCTGAAGATGTACAAATAATTCCTCAAGATAATAGAAGATATACTATGAGGGACATTGGTAGACTAGAAAGAAGAATACAGAATGTTGAATACTATACTCAATTATCATTATTAGAAGCAGCTGCAGAAAATTTACAAATACAAGATGCAGATGGTTTTGATAGATTTAAAAATGGATTTATTGTAGATAATTTTACTGGTCATAATATAGGTGATGTAAATAATTCAGGATATAATATTGCAATGGATATGGCAAGAGGTGAGGCAAGAAGTCCTCACTTTACCGATGCTGTAACCTTAGTAGAGTCAACTGACACTGGTAGTACCTCTGCTACTGATTTAACAGATACATTTAGAACAAATCAACATTATAAAAAGAATGGCGATTTCCTTACTTTACCATTTACAGAGACAAGTGTAATATCTCAACCATTTGCTACAGGTGTTGAAAATATTAATCCATTTGATGTAGTTATTTGGTCAGGGCAAATTGCTTTAGATCCACCAAGTGATGAGTGGAGAGAAGTAAGAAGGCAACCTGATTTACAAGTTGTAACTGAAGGCGCTTTTGATACATTTGTTGCTGGTAGAACAACAAATAGAGATGGTTCGTTTACAACAGGTACAGTATGGAATGAATGGGAAGATTTCTGGACTGGTGCAACAACATCAACTGTAGTTGGTTCAGAAGCTGCAACAAGACAAAGAGATAGAGTAGATATTATAAGACGAGATACAAGAGTTAGGCAAAGAAGAACTGGTGTAAGAACTGATATTGTTCCTCGAATTGTACAAAGAGCTAGAGGCGATAGATTAGTTAACCTTGCATTTATTCCATTTATTAGAAGTAGAACAATTACATTTACTGCAACAGGATTAAAACCTAGTACTAGAGTTTATCCGTTCTTTGATAATGTGGCTGTTACTGCATATGTAACTCCTGATGGAGGTTCACTTGGCGGTTCTTTAATTACAAATGCTAATGGTGCTGTATCAGGAACATTTGCTATACCTGATTCAACAAATGATTCAAATCCAAGATGGAGAACAGGAACTAGAATATTCAGACTAACTGATAGTAGCACTAATTCACAAATAGAAAATGATGTAAATACATCAGCAGAAGCAAGATACACTGCTGAGGGTAGATTAGAAACTAGACAAGCAACTGTTCACTCAACTAGAGAAATAGAATTTAGAAGAACTACATTAACAGGTACTCAAGAGATAACTAGAAGTCAAACTGCTAGAGAAAGTGTTGCTGGCACACAATTACCACCAGCACCTGTTCTTCAGTTTCCTATAAGATTTGATTTTCTTTTTCCAGCTGGGTTTAACTTTAACTGGTTCGATCCTCTCGCACAATCATTCAATATACCAACAGAGGGTGGTGCTTTTATAACTTCAGTAGATGTTTATTTTAGAACTAAAGATAGTGGAGTTCCTGTAACTTTACAATTAAGAACAATGAGTAATGGTTATCCTACTAATCAAATTGTTCCTTTGGCAACAAAAACTTTAAATCCAGGATCAGTAAATACTTCAACCGATGGTTCTACTGCAACAAGATTTACTTTTGATGCACCTATATATTTACCTGATACAGATGAGTTTGCTATTGTATTGCTTGCTAATAGTACAAACTACAATGTTTATGTTGGTGAGACAGGTCAAAAAACAATAGACTCTAATAGACTAGTATCAAAACAGCCATCAATGGGTATTTTATTTAAATCTCAGAATGGCTCTACTTGGTCTGAAGATCAAACTAAAGACTTAAAGTTTCAATTAAATAGAGCATTATTTGATGTAACTAAAACTGGTAATGTTACTCTTGTAAATGACTCTGTTCCTACTAGATCATTAGAAACAAATGCTTTACAAACAACTAGTGGTTCTGCTGTTATCAGAGTTAGACAACCAAACCATGGTATGCACGGAACAAGTAATAATGTAACCATATCAGGTGCAACTGCAACAAATAATATTCCTGCAAGTGAAATTAATACTACACATACAAGTATTTCTAATATTACTATGGACTCGTATGATATTACAGTATCAACTAATGCAAATGCAACATCAACTGGCGGCGGTTCTAATATAGTTGCTACACAAAATATGATTGTAGATCAGGCTATGTTGAATGTTCAGACCATGACATTACCTAATTGTACCACAAATGTATTTTTAAGAACAACTAGTGCTAAATCTGTAAATGGTTCGCAAACAGAATTCTCACTACTTGCGGCAACAGCAAAAGAACAAGTTGATTTATTTCAAAATATTTTATTTACCACACCTCAGATGGTTGCCTCAGATATTAACCAAACAAATGAGATGTCAGGTAGTAAATCTTTATTTAATACATATGAAATATCATCTGCTGTAGATAATGTATCACCTGTAATTGACTTGGCAAGAAAGAGTATTTTCTGTACTCAAAATAGATTAGATAGTCCAACATCAGGTAACCACCCAGAGTTTGTTGCTGAAACTAAGAGTGTGGGTGGTAGTTCAAGTTCTGCTTATATAACAAGGCCTATAGAATTAGATAATGAGTCTACTGCATTAGATATTAGAATTAGTGCTAATATTAGATCATCTTCTTCAGTAGAATTATATTATAGAGTATCTGGTGGTTCTGAAACTAGAAGAATAGAAGATATTGATTTTAGACCATTTAATTCAACAGGCGCTTCTGATAGTGTAGTACCACCTGCTGAAGATTATGAAACCTTTAGTGAATACAAATATAGTGTGGATGGGTTAGAAGGATTTACTTCATTCCAACTCAAGGCAGTTCTAAAAGGAACTAATAGTGTTTATCCACCTAGACTAAAAGATTTAAGAGGTATTGCATTGGCTGTCTAATGAGTAAATTAAAAGTAGAAGGACATGAAAATTTAGTAAGAGATAAAAACAACAATGCTATAATTAATACTGATAAGTCCTCGTATGAAAGTTATATGAAAAAGGTAGTTACAAGAAGAGCAGAAAAAGAAACAGTTAGAGGACTAGTTAGAGAAGTAAATGAATTAAGAGAAGATTTTAAAGAAATAAAAAATTTATTAACAAAGATGGTAGATACAAATGGCAGATAGAAATGTAACCACATCCAATACTCTAGAGGAGTTTAGAGTTGAGTTTAATGAACTCGCTGTAGATGTAGGTGATATTGCAAGTGTAACAGGTGCTTCAGGACAAATTGCTTCTGCTACTGATATAGTAGAGGCCGTAGTAGCACTAAACTCTGGTAGTGCAACTGCAGCTAGTCCTACATTCACTGGTGTGGCGAGTTTTGCAGACGGAACTGCTGGTGCACCATCTATCACAAATACGGGTGATACTAATACAGGTATATTTTTTGGTGGTGCAGATCAAGTAGATGTGAGTGTTGGTGGTACAGGAATTGTATCAGTAACCTCAACTGGTATGGCCGTTACAGGTAATATTAGTGCAACTGGTAATATCACAATGGGGGATGCCGATACTGATAATATTACATTCAATGCTGATGTTAATTCTAATATTGTGCCTAATGCACATGATAGTTTTAGTCTAGGTATTGATACTAAATCATGGCAAAACTTATTTTTAAGTAATGGGATTGTTTTTGAAGGAACAGGAGTTGATGCTCACGAAACTACTGTAGTGGCAGCAAATCCTACTGCGGATGCAACGGTAACTATACCTAATGAAACAGGTACAGTAGTAACCACAGCAACTACCGATGCTGGTCTTGCTACTTCAACGATTTCGACAAAAGGATTTTCTATTGCTATGGCAGTAGCATTAGGATAATAAATATAATAGGAAAACAAAATGGCAAACGATTTTAAAAAGGCAGTACAATCAAGTATAGGGGTTACAGCGTCACCGACAACTTTATACACAGTACCCTCAGGCAAAACTTCGATTTTGATTGAGTTGGATTTGTGTAATAAAACTAATGCGTCAGTACAATGTGGAGTTATACTATCTCACGGAGGAAGTACAGATATTAATATAATTAAAAATGTACCTATTCCTGCTGGTTCAACTTTAAAAGTTATATCAGGACAAAAGATAGTGGCTGAAGCAACCGATGTTGTAAAAGTATCTTGTAATGCGGCAAGTTCAGTTGACGCAATACTTTCAATACTTGAAGATGTTAATTCTTAATAAAGGGTAAAAAATGGGTAATTTTATAGGACCAGAACCGGTTAGAAGTTATGCACCATTGGCTGTAAAAGATGATTTCAGCGGTGATGGATCTACGACTACATTTGATCTATCTAGAGATATAACACCTGCAGGTCAAAACAGTTTACTGCTTTTTGTTGGTACAACTATACAAGAACCTGGTGTTGATTTCACAATAGGTAATGATGGTTCAGGCAACCCTAGAAGAATAACTTTTACCTCTGCGCCTGCAGCTGGTTCAAATAATATATTTGCTATTCACAGAGATAGAGAAACAGGAAGATTTACACCTGATGATAATTCAGTAGGTAATGGTCAACTAGAATCAACTGCTATTACAGGATTTGGTAATGTAACCGCTGCTGCTGGTGATAGTCTTTTAATATCAGATGTTTCAGATGGTGGTAATTTAAAAAAGGTATTAGCCTCATCTTTAGTTTCTCTTACTGCTACAGACATAGTAGGAGATTCATCACCTCAACTTGGTGGTGACTTAGATGTAAACGGTAATGATATAGTTTCTGTTTCTAACGGCGATATTAATTTATTACCAAATGGTACTGGTAAAGTTATTGTAGATGGTAATGGATCAACGGGAGGTATTACTATTACAGATGGTAATATTGATATGAGATCGGCCACAGGCGCTGTTTCAAAAGTTAAATTTTATTGCGAAGTAAATAACGCACACGCACAAACTTTACAGGCACAACCACATTCGGCAGGTAGTTCAGCAGTATTAACCTTACCAGTTGCAACAGGAACTCTTGTAGGTACTGGAGACACAGGTTCAGTTTCAAATACAATGTTAGCAGGATCAATCGCTGCTACAAAACTTGCAGGTAGTATCGGTAATGCAAAATTAAGTAATTCTTCAATTACTGTTTCAGATGGTTCTAATTCTACTGCAATCGCTTTAGGTGGTACTGCAACATTTTCGGGTACTGCAAATGAGGTAGATGTTGCTGAAAGTTCAGGAACAATTACTATTGGTTTACCTAACGATATAACAATCGCAGGTAACTTAACTGTTAATGGTACAACAACCACAGTAAATTCAACAAACACAACTCTAGATGACAATTTATTAGAATTAAACTCAGGTGCAACATCAAACGCAAATGATTCTGGTATAATAATCGAAAGAGGTTCAACAGGTAACAATGCAATATTTGTTTGGGATGAAAGTGCTGACGGTTTCATAGTAGGTACTACAACTGCTACAGCTTCAGATACAGGTAATTTATCAATTACAGCTGCACCTTTTGCTGCTTCTACCCTATCTGCTACTGAGTTAGATATGGGTGATAATCAAAAAATTAAACTAGGTGCAAGTAATGATCTAGAAATTTACCATGATGGTAGTCATTCTTATGTCGAAGATACAGGAACAGGTGATTTAAAATTAAAAGCATCTATTGTAGAAATACAAAATACAGATGCTACAGTTGGGGCTAAATTCACTGGTGATGGTTCTGTTGAATTAAATCACGATGGAACTAAAAAGTTTGAAACTACTTCTGCTGGGGCTACAATTACTGGTGTCTTAACTAGTGATGGTCTTGATGTGGGTGATAATGAAAAAATTAGACTTGGTGATTCTCAAGATTTAGAAATCTATCACGATGGAAGTGACTCGTATATAAAAGATGCTGGAACAGGAAATTTAAGACTTGAAGGTACTGATGTAAGAGTAGCAAATAGTGGTGGTACCGCTGACTATATTCGTTGCACAAATGGGGGTGCGGTAGATTTATTGCACAATAACTCAGTCAAAGTTTCTACCTCCGCAAGTGGAGTATCTATAACAGGAACTGCAACTGCTACAACATTTAGTGGTTCTGGTGCAAGTTTAACAAGTTTACCTGCTGGTAATTTAACAGGCACACTACCTGCAATTAGTGGTGCTAATTTAACAAATTTACCTCTCGGACCAACTAGTGCTACTGCTGTAGGCGCATTAAAAGAATTTGCTATATACTATAAAAACTCTGGTGGTGCTGCGGCATCACAAACTATTAGTGTTGGGGATGAGATAACACCTGGCACATATGATGTAAATAATATGTATTTAGGAGTTCCAGAAACACTACAAGTGAATGTACCGGGTTCTGGTGGTACTATAACTCAAATGGGCTTAATGAGAGGGTTTAGAGCATCTTCTGATCCAACTGGTAAGACAAGAGCAACTGAAACAGGAACTTGGCGCTGTGTTGCTCAGGCATCATATCAAGGTGGAACTACATCAGGTGGAAGTGGTATAAGTTATCATTTATCATTAGCAGGATTATTTCAAAGGATATCATAATGGGATTAGACACATATATAGGAAGAGAACCGACATTCGGTGATTTAGAAAGACAAACCATAACAGGTGACAATAGTACAACTACATTTACCTTAGATTTTGCTGTTGGTGATGTCGCACATATTTTAGTTATATCAAATGGTGTTGTATTAACACCAGGTACTGCTTATTCATTAAATGGTACAGGTACTCAAATAACATTTGCTGTTGCACCTTCATCAAGTCAGTCGCATCATATATTATTCTTAGGTAAGCAACTTCAAGTTGCTTCTAGTGTAATTGACGCAAATGGCCAAGAGTTCATTTTAGATTTAGATGCCGATACAAGTCTTACAGCAGATACAGATGATAAAATAGATATTAAAGTAGGTGGATCAGATATTGGTTTTTTCAATTCTTCAGGATTCACTACAACAGGAACAGTAACCTCAGCTGGTTTTACAATTGGCAATGCTGTGATAACAGAAGCAGAATTAGAAATACTAGATGGTGCTTCAGTTTCAACTGCTGAATTAAATGTATTAGATGGTATTCCTGGCACACTAACTGCTACAGAATTAGGATATGTTGATGGTGTTACCTCTGCTATTCAAACACAATTAGATGGTAAACAGGCAACTATTACAGGTTCTGCAACAACTATTGATACAGAATCTTTGACTGCAAGTAGAGCAGTTATATCTAACAGTTCACAAAAAATTGCTGTATCTGCAACAACTGAAACAGAATTAGGATATGTGAATGGTGTTACCTCTGCTATTCAAACACAATTAGACGCAAAAGCACCTCTCGCTTCACCTACATTTACAGGAACAGTTGCCGCTGCAGCTGCAAACTTTAGTGGTGATGTTGGTTTAACTGGTAGTGCAAATTTAACGATTGCAGGAAACTTAACAGTAAACGGAACAACTACAACAGTCAATACTACAAATACTACTGTTACCGATAATTTACTTGAGTTAAATAGTGGTGCGAGTTCAAATGCGAATGACTGTGGTATTATTATTGAAAGAGGTTCAACTGGTAATAATGCGATTATGGCTTGGGATGAAAGTGCTGATGGATTTATATTTGGTACTACAACTGCGGCTGCAGATGGTACTGGAGATTTAACAATCGCAGCTGCACCCTTAACTGTTGGTCAATTAGACTTAGCAGATGATGCTCAAATTAGAGTAGGTGATTCTCAAGATTTACTAATATTCCATGATGGCACTGCTAATGTTAGTGTCATTAGAGATGCTGGTTCTGGTAGTCTAGATTTAAGAGGCAGCACAGTAAACATACAAAATGATGGTGGTACTGAAACAATGGCAGCTTTTACACCAGATGGTGCGGTCACTTTATATCACGATAATACTGCTAAATTAAATACAGCTTCAGATGGTATTGATGTATCTGGTAAAGTTGACGCAAGTGGTGCTATTGAGGGTGATGGTGCAACAATCACAGGTTCTTCTCAACTAACTTCACTTGGTGTTGGTACTACTGCTTCAGGAACCACTGGTGAGATAAGAGCAACTAATGAGATCACTGCCTACTATTCTTCAGATGTTGCATTAAAAGAAAATATTACAACAATAGATAATGCTTTAGATAAAATTAATTCTTTACAAGGTGTTAAATTTGACTGGACAGACGAGTATATTAATTCTCGTGGTGGTGAAGATGGATATTTTGTTAGAAAACACGATACAGGAATAATTGCTCAGGATGTTGAAAAAGTTTTACCTGAAATTGTTGCTGAAAGAGCAGACGGTTTTAAGGGTGTCAAATATGAAAAACTTATGGGGTTAGTAATTCAAGCAATTAAAGAATTATCTAAAAAAGTGGATGAAAAATAATGACATTACAAACTTCAGGTGCTATCTCATTTACTGATCTAAAAAATGAATACGGTGGTGGTGCTACTGATATTGCTTTAGGTAATTATGCTGCTAAACAACAAACTGGTGATACCATTAGATTTCTGATAGGTTGGGATGGATATAGTTTTACTATTAATGGTTCAAAACCTTCGATTACTCCATTAACTATCGCTGCATTATCTGCCACAACAAGAGTTATTTTATGGTTAGATAATAGTGTTACCGTACCTGTTAATGTTACCACATCAATAACAACTGATGGTTCTAGTTTGGCTTCATCTGGTGTTCAAAATAATGGAGCCGTATATAATACTGGTGGAGGTTATTTTTATGGTTACACTCAAATAGAAATTAATACTCTAGGTACAGCAATAGGTAATAGTGGTTCAGAGTCAGCAAATTATTTATATCTTTCAACCAATCAGGCACAAACTGTAAGTGGTTCAGATAGCACTTCAAATTATTTTGCTTTTCAAGTAGCCCCCACATCAAATAGAAATGTAACCCAAAAATGTTCTTACGGCGATCTTGCTTTTCCATCATCTCTGGCTGGAGGTAGTGAAACTGCTTTAATTGGTGGTGGAACTTTATTTGCTATTAACGCAATTAATACAGGTTCTATGCCTGGTGTTCTTCGTAATGGAGACTCAATACAACTTAGAGGAGATTTTGAAGCTTCAGGTGATGGTATATTTCCTGGTGGTGGTAATCAGTTATTAATATATATGTATGGACAAACACATACAATAGATACAAATTTAGCACATTCACCATCCGCCTTCGGTACAAGTGGTTATGCTCTTTGGAGTTCAGGTTCGATAAATACATCAGGAGTAACCAATTCTGGATCAGGTCTGGCATCCTTTTTTGCGTCTAATTTACCAGCAGCACCAACATCAGCAACAGGATCAATGAGTACAAGTCTTAGTGCTTCTTGGAGTAGTTCTGGTTCAACTTTAATATGTACACTTACAAATAATAGTGGCAGCACAATATTTTTGTATGGCACTAGGTCTGCTGATACTACAAAAAATCTACCATGGATATATGGTTTTGGGAATAGTGGTGGTTCTTATAAGTTTTCAAATAGTGCAAATGAGGGTACAAATGGTCAGACTCAAAGATATGGGGCTAATATGTACTCAAAGATTGTAGCACAACTATATACTGCGGCAGGTTCTCTTGCTTGGTCCTACACTTTTTATAACTATCATTCTGCGGGTATTAATAGAGCAAATTTAATATCAGAGATAAGTACAATGATTAATGATGATGATGGATTTGGCAACGGTGGTTCAGATTATAGAGATACCGGTTCAAGTAATGTTGGTAATGGTAGAGGTCTCTATTCTGGTTATTTTCAAGTACGGGCTTCAGAACCTACTACAGGAACTTTAAGACTTACTCATAATTTGAATCAAGGAGGGTACTATTTTAATACTTTAACTTATACTAATTGGAACCCTAGTACTAATGTGTATTACTCTGCACCAAGAGGAACAACTAACAATGATACTGGAAATAATGCCTCTACTAATTTTGCTCCTACGATCACAAAATTTCCTAGTAGTAATGCCTCAACAGCTGAGGCCACAGGTAATTTTGGTGTTGAGTGTGGAAGACAGAATATGTTAATGAGTGAGTATTATGGAGGAGACGGTTCATAATGAAACATAAAGGAAAAGTAATATCCCAATCTAATGGAAAAACATTTGTAAAACATTATTTAAAAGAAGATGGCACTGGTCACACTATTGCATTTAGAGATCATACTAATGGCACGGCAGGTGATCCAGAAGAATTTATTAATCAAGGTCCTTCAAATGAGAGGTTTGAAAGAGAAATGAAAGAACTTCAAGAAAAGGCTATGGCTAATATGATTCCTTATGAAAAGGCTATGAAAGACCAGTTATAAATAATATTATGACAACACCAACAGGCGCAATTAGTTTTGAAGATATAAGAACAGAGTTCGGTCAACCGCAGGCCAACAACTCTCTCAATAATTACTATAGCGGTGGACCTGCATTAGGGAATCCTCTGGCAAGTGTGCCAGCAAGTGGTGCGATTGCTTTGAGTGAATTAAGAAATACTGCAAAAATAAGTGGTGGTGGAGATAGACACAATATATCATCTGGTTATCCTAATGCTACTAATCTGTTATTTACTACAAATGCTGATTGTTTTTCAAATACAACAGGTACTGCGGCTTTATTTTTACCTTCTGGTAGAACAGGTGCAACTTCTATAATCATTAATCACGGCGTATATGGTCGAAGTGGTAATGGTGGTAATGGTCAACCTGTTTCACACAGCGCTAATAGTAATGCTGCACCTACAGGATCTGCAGGTAATGGTGGCGGAGGTGGTACAGCATTTTTAGTACAATCACCTGCCTTTATAGATAACAACTCAAATGTATATGGTGGTTCAGGTGGCGGAGGCGGAGGTTCTGCCTACGGTTCAAATATAACAGGTGCAATTAATAACGGTACAACTTGCACATCAACAACATTTAAAGGTATTACAACAAACACTAATGGATCTACTGCATTTACAATAGGCTCAGGCGGCGGCGGCGGTGGTGCTGGCGCTCAACCAGGTAACATAAGTGATGGTGGTGGAGGTAGTGCTGGTGGCGGAGGTCATACAACTAACTTTGCAAATGGTAATGTGAATGTAACTACAACAGGAACACAATGTTCAGCTAACGGTTCTTTTTTTAATGGTAGAATTGTAAGAATGGTATCAAATCAAGGAAACTTTAGTAATACACCAGGTGCAAGTGGTGGTTCTAATGGTAATGCAGGATCAGGTAGAAGTGCAACAAGTGGTACTGTATCATTTCCAACAATAAATCAAAATGGTGTTAGTATAAGTAGTAGAGCAGTATCAGCAAACGGAGATGCCTCTAGTGGAGGATCTGCTGGTAATTCAATGTTTGGTTATAATACATATAATCAAACAGTACATGGTATTGCTTCAACATCAGGATCAACAAACGGGAACTTCTCATAATGACTATAACTTGGAAAGTAAAAGAGTCTAACGAAAATGGAACTCTAATAGAATATACAGATGGCACACATACTTGTTATTCAAGAATGGGCGAAACATTTACGAGTGGTAGAACTAGTGGTAGTTTAAACTATGATGATATTGATAAATGGTTAGTTAGAAATAATGATACTATTAAAAAAATGTTTGCTGAGCAAACAGATGATGATTTTAAGGATGAAGGTGTCTTTGAATTATGAAACTAGATCCACAATTTCATCCAGATCAACCTGAAGCGAAATTGAGATACTTTGAAGAGGAACTTACTAAAAGAGTACAATATAAAGAAAAAGGTAGGTCGTTAAAACACACAAAAACTTGGAATTTTGACGATATAAATATTCAAGATACTCATACTAATTCAGATGATAAGTTTACTGTATTGTTTTGTGAGTATGGCCAGGTAACTATTAATGATGTATTGTCTTTAAATGATTCTGATATTTTAATCTGTACACAATTAGGTAAAGATTATGTAATTAAAAATATGTATTTTGAAAGCGGAAGTAAAGTCCATGCCTTTATATAAAAAATTAGATGTAAACCAAGAATCTACAATCAATGAACCTTTACTAGAAACAACAATAGAAAAGGCGACTGGTGGTAATGTTAGAACAACTGGTACTAGATTAGTACAAAAGAATATTGTTATCAGATGTTTACCTAACATATATTATAATACGATTGCTGAAGGTGAGGGGCCTATATTCAATAATAGTGCCGTACCTGAATATTGTAGAACTAATCTATCTGTACAAGTTATATGGAATAATGGTATTAGTTGGACATTGAACAATGGAGAAACTATTGATCTAAGGCCTGGTTCTTATCAAACTTTAAATGAAAAGAATAATTTTGTTATTAAGTATGGAAGTGAAATACAAAAGACAAATCAAGGCACACTTTTAGACAATATTACTTATGATGGTGAAGAAATATATTTTCCAGGTGAATCACAATATACACAAAAAGACGCAAACTTTAATGGTGGATTTTATTTCTTTCTAGGAATTATTCACGATATTACTTACTCAGCACAATCCTGGTATCCTAGAATTATAAATCATTATACTAATTTGGTAGATCGTTCTGTTAAAATAGTTAAGGATGATAATGCTATACAACATTTTCTCTTTGTTACCTCAGGTACAATAAATGTAAGTGAAGGATTAAAACAAAGAAACTTTAAAAAAGAGTCTTGTCTTTTATTACAAAAAAATAAAGAATACACGATATCACAAGTTGGTGATGAAATAATGAATGTCTATGAATTTAAATCTGTTAAAAAAGCCACTACTGACTAAGAGAGGTCTGAATAATGTTAAATTAGCAGGCCGAGAAGCGTGGGAGTCTACAGTTTTTCAACTTACAATTTATACACTTGCGATATGTTTTTTATTATTTTATCCTGTTAATTATATCTTAGCACCATTTACTTCTATCTCAGTCTCACTTGTCATGGGATTTGCGATTGGTATATTTTTGCATAGAGGTTTTGTACACAAACAATTTCAAACATATTCATGGCTACAAAAACCTGCCTTGTTTATTGCAAGTATGGTAATGTTTACAACTTCTATTCGTTGGTCTTTTGCTCATATGTATCATCATAAGTTTGTAGATACAGACCAAGACCCACATAATCCTATGAGTATAGGTCTGATAGGTTCTGCATTTCCTATCTTCTGGAATAAATTTCCTGTATCAATGAGAGATATGTTAAGACTTAAAGGTCATTTCAAAGACCCATATCATAAGTTTATGGAAAAGTATTTTGCTTTTGTAGTTGTAGGTTTTTACAGTTTACTTGCGTTAATTAGTTTTGAATTTTTTGTTTACTTTGTATTAGGTTGTGCTTTGACTAATATATTTGTAGCGATGGTAAATCAACTTCACGCTTGGGGTAACCCTGAAGGTGTATGGTGGTCATTAATATCAGGCGGCGAGGGTTTTCATAATAAACACCACGAGAATATGAGAGACTATAAAGATGGTAGTCCTTTTATCTGGTTTATAGAGATGGTAAAAAAGAATGAACGAAGATGAAAGAATAAAGAAACTTATAAGAAGTAATGTATCAGGTCCTGGTCATAGTGATTTGTTTGTTAAAGAAACACACTGGCGAAGCGAACCTAAACAATCAAAAACTTATTGTAAAGAGGTAGTAAAAAAATTAAAAGATCAAGACCCAACTCAATGTGAATTTTTTAGAAGTCCTTGGAAATATAATGAGAGTGCTGTAAAGATAACAGACGATAAAGGATATATAAAAGAACTTGAAAGAATGGTTGAGGAACTTAGAGATCAAGTTAATTATAAAGATGAAGAATGGTACTGGTATTGGATACCTGAAAGACTAAAATATAAATTATTGTCTGAGGATCAGGCAAGAGAAATTGAAATATTAAAAGATGAAAATGCTCAACTTAAATCTAAGAATATGCATTATCTAAAAAATATTGCAAGATGGCGAAAAGTTGCAAGACATTTAAAAGAAATTATATTAACATTAGATTATGAAACAAATAATACTTCACACAGGAAGGTGCGGCTCAACAAAACTGTGGGCGATACTTGATAGATATTATCGTGCTAAATATAGTGGCGATAATACTGAAGGCTCTTTAAAAAAATTAAATAGACGATACAATCTTCTTGAAGATAAGTATTTTGGTTTATTTGAATTCTATTCGCCTAGATTTTGCGA